TCTTTCAACCACTAGGTATAAATACTACCGATAAATATTTGGACAAAAATTTTTGGCTGGATTCATCAGATCGATTAATGTATGAAGGAAAGGCACCACAACTTTCTGACACCAGATCAGCACGAATGCCAGCATTCTTCGAGCATAGCAATGTCAACCTACCCCAATACGCTTGAGCCTTTACTCGGGCCTAACATAGAGTCAATCCTCCTAGAGCTGGAGGAAAAATTTCCACCAGTTAACCCACATCCTAAAGAAAGTATAGGAGCAATTATGTACAAAGCAGGACAACGATCAGTCATTGAATGGCTGAGTAATAGATTGGAGGAAGATTAATGGCATCATTAGGATCTCAAGAGTGGCTCGATTGGAGTTCTCGTCTGAGCGAGATAACTAAACAGCTTGGTATCTATGAAAAAGATAAACCAGCACCTAGACCTGGCTATACTAGCAGTTACTCTCCAGATAATCCATACTTAAATGGTATGCCATTTCTAAAGTCACAGTGGGAGAAGGAACAAACAACTACTTATGAAGAACGTCAAGCTGAAGCTCGAACAGCTATTCAAGGACAATTAGACGCATTCCATTCAGAATTCCAAGATGAATATGGATACCATTGGGATGATGCACAAGAACTAAGAGATATAGATAAAGCATGGGAATATGAAGGTGATGTTGTATCTGGTTACAGTAAAGTTTGGGAAGATTTAAAAGGTACAGCTACTGGAGAT